TGTAAATTAATAGCAGTTACCGGTTCAGCATCTACGCTAGTTGGAACTATTATAGGTTCTTCAACTGAATCGATGTTGAGGAGGTCTTCGAGTTTTTTAGTCATAACATTACTTATTTCTATTTTTTAGCATTGGAAAAAATATCATGTTCGTTGATGACTCTAAACTTTAATCCCTGTTGCTGGGCCCATTTATTGGCAGCAGCCCACTTGGCCATGTTCTTGACATACTGTGCTTGGTTGTAGGGATTCTTTCCTACCTTTTCTAATATCATCTGATTTGCAGGTTTAATCTCTATAAGTTCAGCATGTTTTTTCATATTCTTATCAATGTAATGAATTAAGAAATCAGGAACATATACTGTTGCTTTCCCTGTTAGTGGATCTCTATATGGTATTTTTACGGGTTCGCTGGCCCAGTTTTGTATGCTAGGATTATTGTCGCAAAACATACAGAATGTTGTTTCCCAACTACTACGACAATAGGGCGGTTTAGTTCCAACATATTTTTCAGGATTTTTTACCTGATAGACACTTTGGGCAAACTTTAGGCTCATACAAAGATATTACGTTGTATTTCTGGATTAGGTTTAAAAATTTGAGAGACACCTAAAGAACTAGTTTTAAATCTATTGTAATTTAATATCTCAGATACCAGTCCAGATAATTCAACACTACTCAAACCCTTTAATGTATCTAAAATTTGCATGGGGTTATAGCCATCTTGCTTGGCCTGAGTCATGATAGTTATTGCTATTGATTCGGCTGAAACATCACCAAATCCTCTGTTAATGAAATAACTTTTCATTGCAGCCAGTACTGTTGAACTTAATTCAATCGGTAATGATTGATAGTTGTCAAATGCCTGAACAGTTGAATTTGTATTAGGTGACGGATTAGGAGGAACGTTTGAAAAAGCCATTGTTAACCCTTAGGTGGAAATAATATCGCGGCTGGGTTTGCTCTTATACTACCGTCTACACTGGTATTAAGTCCTTTGTATATATTAATACCAACACCACCTGGTAATGTAAACACTCCCGGTTGATCTTCTGTGCTAGGAGGGCTTGAATACTTTCCGGGGCCGCTACCTATTTGTCCCATCACACTACCTGCAATATTATATGCTGCTGATTTTTGTCTGCTCAATCCATTTTGATTAACATAATTTTTTGCAATAATGGTGCCTAGTTGTTGTAAGAGTCCCGCAGTTTGAGGTCTGATAACGCCATATGCTTTATTAATAGCAACACTGTCAAACCCTGGGTTTGCTGGTTTATTCAATGCCGTATATATTCTATTTCCGCCATTTTTATCAAAGTTAGATTTCATACCCGGTGATATACCGAACACTTTGTTCCTACCAGGTTTATCAAATGCGCCTACACCTCTAGGATCGTATACGGGCGAATTAAGTGCCCCAACATTGAATGGACTAGGGTCAGTGTCATAAAATACCCCAGGAAAACCTACAGGAGCACTACCTGGTCTTATTTCACCAGAATTATATATAACACTTTCATAGGCAATGGTCATTTTATTTTGCAACATCTTATTACCCGAAGCCTGATCTACTGAATCGTGTTCCCAACTGGTAATTTTGGGATTGACTAATGTATATTGTGTAAAATTCTGTTGATGCAATACATATATGTTTATCTCTACAAAAAATGGAATGTTATATCCATTGCGATACATTCCATAATAGTGATTTGTTTCTCCGTACTTAGTATCTTCAAAAGCAACAGGGGCTAGGTTAGAATCATTTACAGAATTTTTATAATAATTAACCCATAAGTTATGGGTTATATTGCTGTTATCATCATGAAATTCTATGTTTACGTTATCATATGTGAGTTTAGTTGCCACTTGTGTTTTTCGATTATATTGATTCAACACTTCATTGACAATATTAAATTTGGGTAAATCTACTTTTTTAGCCAGCAGTCCAGTGGAATATCGATCACCATTATCTGCCCAACCTTCATATTCTGGACTTACCGCAGCACGATTAATCTGTAGATCTACGAAATACAAAAACCCCATCTTTGGGGCTCGTGCATAGTTTGAATTAGCATATAATCTATCAGCATGTTGATAGTCCTTCATTATAGGACCATATCCTTTGCCAGTTAGAAAATTTAAAAATGCGGAATTATTACTCATAATATTATTTAGTCAAAGAAAAACCTGGCTAATAAACCAGGTTTTTCTGAAAGTTAATATTATTAACCTGTTGTTAGACCTTGTGCGGTTGGTGGACGTACCACACGACCAACATCTAATCCAATACCGCTGGCTGTTCCACCAGGTGCTTCTAGTTGGATAGCATTATCGATGGAGATTGTCATCTCGATTTCTAACGGATCGTTCTTGGCATAGTCTCCACCCGAGTATGTTACCTGTTTAACAAAGCAACCTAAGAATTCAAAACTTTCAAGTGTAACAGGCTCATAAGCACCATTACCACCGTCTAGGATTTCAACACGCATTCTGAATTTGTAATCAATACCTGCGGCTGCACCGGCTTGTTCAAAGAAGTCGAATTGTTTTTGTAACTGTTCGCCAACTTTCTTACTGACAACACCGCTAGCATCATCACGTATTTTTAGTTTTGGATCTCCCCACTTGTGCTTACCTAGCATTTTAACTCTGCTGTTGTAAACATCCAATGTCATATCATCGAACGTAAGTTCAGGGCGGCTCACAGTCATAACTTGTTTAGTTAATTCTGTTGTTGGGGTTCCTGCGATACCAAATTGATCTAATGTAACGCGAAAGCGATACGCTAGTTTTGGCATCAACAGGCCCTGAGTGGCCGCTGATTGCGATCCTGCTAATGGTACTGTGAATCTATTTAAACTTGCAATTGGCATATAAATGCTCCTTAATCTATGTTATTTACCTATTATAATCCGGCTTTGATATCACCAGTATTTTTCAGTCTTAGAGGAATGTAAATAAACTCAACTGCTTTTACAGGTTCAATAGCGATATCCATATATAACTCATTACGATCGATTCTCGCAGGTGTATTGTTAGTTTCATCGCACACTACAACATAGTCATACAATGCACGTGATCCTACTAATTCAAGCATTAGGCTTTCTGCTGCTGCTTTGATTTCACGACGAGTCTGTGCATCATTAGGTTCAAACAAGAATGGTCTTGCAAGAATATCTAATTGTCTACGGAGGTAGCAAACTAAACGAGCAACATTGATTCTATCTAGACTGCTGGCATTTTTTGCTCTTGTTTTTTGACCGTATGCTACCAGACCAACACCAGTTAGTGTTGCGATAGGATTGATCTTGACTTCACTTAATACATCGCGTAGACCTAAGTTTATCGCATTTGTTTTAAATTCGCCTTCGCCAGTGATATATCCTGCTGCTGTAGCATTATCAATACCACCACGACGTGTACCTGCCGGAGCAAACCATTGGAAACTCTTAGCATCACTATTAGTGATGGTACGTAGCATCATGTGGCTTGGTGGAACAACAATGTAATTTCCTGCATTGTCATTTGTATAACCACTTGGGTAATACATGGCCATGTATTCGTCATAACTTGTTGCGCCATCATCACCGTTGTCTGTTGCTAGAGCAGTGTTTAATCCCCAAGCATGTAATGCTGTTCCTGTCGGCTCTAATCTAAATGGTGTATCACCGACCACGAATGCTGTAATACCGCGATCGGTATTATAAGCAATCATGTTTTGGATGGCTTCTGGATATCCAGGTGTTGCAATCAAGTTAAAGACTACAGTATCAGTATCTCTGATATTTGTATTGGTGTCGATAGTTGATTTTAGTGCGGCAACAATCTGTGCTCTCTGAGCATGACGACCGAATACGCCCGAACCGTCTGCGGCTACATTATGTTGTGATACCCAACGATCTGTTTTATATGCTGCCATTGTCTCACCACCACCTTGTGGATAGCGAGCATTTAGCCCGTTATTGGCATAGATATCAATATATCCTTGCATGTATTCCTTAACATTGAATCCGCTTCGGCGGGTATTAACTAAATGCATACCCCTTGGATATATTGCAGGATCTGGTGCATCTGGATCTAAGTAATTGCTACTTAGTAATGCAGTGATTGAACTTGCTGTTAATGTATTGCCTGCTGTTGCCCAACGAGCATCAGCAAACAACCAACCATCTGGAGTTGTTTGATCAGTAACATCTTGTTTGATCCAGCCAGAGGAAGTTTTGTAAATGTAAATATTTTTACCATACATTTCCATATCGGAGGTGTCGATCCAAATATCATTGTCAACTAGTGCGGTACCGTCACTTTGACCAGTATTTTTATCTGGTTCTGTTGCACTGATAATAGGACCTGCTGGGCTAGTGGTAGGATAAGCGTTTAAATATCCTACCCATTTGGTACCATCATGAACCATAATATCAACTTCGTCATGGATTGAACTATACCATAATTGTCCATCTGCTGGAGTTGAATATGGAGCAGTTGCAACCGCCTTGAATACTGCAGGTTTCCAGTTAGATAATATGAAGTTATATCCTGTATCACCACTTGGTGCAGTATATACACCGGTAATGCTATTACTGAAACCACT